GATTACTAGCATTGTTAGGACGCCAAACGATACATGTCCATGGAGGTGATAGTGCATGGAAGAAAGATTACCGATTGCGATAGACGATATTTTAGCATCAGTAAGGAAGAAAGCAGGCATTGGAGAAGACTATACTCATTTCGATCCGGAATTGATCGATCTTATAAACAACGCTTTTGCAACATTGTACCAGATCGGCCTTACTGATAATGGAAAACCGATACATATTACTGGCCATGGTGAGAAGTGGAGCGATTACATTACTGATCCTGTCTATGAATGGGTAAAAGATTACATATTTTTAAGAGTTCGAATTGTGTTTGATCCGCCATCAAGTTCGACGTTACTCGATAATCTAAAGCAAGCTAGAGATGAGTACGAATGGAGAATCTATACACAGTTGGAGCTTGATGAAAAATGAGTTACGTACATTACAACCCAAACCCTTCTAGGAAGTTGGTTGGCGATTGTGTTGTAAGAGCCATTTCCAAAGCCACTGGAGTTGAATGGAAGACAGCTTATCTTCTTTTGGCGATGGAGGGTTACGAAATGGACGACATGCCAACTTCAAATTCTGTTTGGGGATCGGTTTTGCAAAAGCTTGGTTTTTCAAGATACGTTATACCAAACACTTGTCCAAATTGTTATACGATTAAAGACTTTTGCTGGGATAACTACAAAGGAACATACATTTTAGCGACAGGCACACATGTCGTAGCAGTTAAAAACGGAGATTATTACGATAGTTGGGATTCCGGAGACGAGATCCCTATTTACTATTGGTGGAAGGAGGAATAATCTATGCCGTTATACCCATATGGAGGATTGACTACCAGTCCCTATCAGACAAGTAATTGGCAGTCACCTACATTTACTACACAAATCCCTTCTTATATGCCACCAGCTCCAATTTGGGTAAAAGGCAGAACCGAAGCGGACAATTACCAATTGCCAAATGGCGGAACTGTAATTCTTATGGACTCTGAGACAAACGTATTCTACTTAAAGGCCAGGGATGCTAATGGAATCTACGCACCGATTAGGGAATTTAAGTATGAAGAAGTTAGCTCCAATCAAGGGACACAACCGTCATCAGATTTCGTAACAAGAGAAGACCTTAGCACTGTTACAAAATCTGTAGAGGAGTTAAAGAAAATGGTTGAGGAGTTACTTAAGTAATGCCAAGCTCATTGTTTAAAGAATTAAATCAAAATGGTGGTACTTATCAGCAGTTTACGCCAGTTCGTCCAAATCCTATTCAGTCAATTGGTAATCTTATGACTATGTTTCGTCAGCAGTACGGTGCGAATGCCACTCCGGAGCAGGTAGTCAAAAGCATGCTGTCTTCCGGGCAGATTTCTCAGGAGGCATTCACAAACGCATGCAATACCGTAAACATGCTGATGGGACGAAAGTAGATACAACGTCGTTTGGCGATGTATATAGAAAGTAAGAGGATTATTATAGTATGTCATTAGTTGACAATGGCGGAGGTCTTTCCGCAGCAGATGTCGCTGCTGTAACTGGAAGTCGTAACGATTCTATGTTTGGTGGCGATGGGGCTTGGTGGCTTTTAGTTTTACTGTTTGCCCTTAATGGAAATTGGGGCGGCTTTGGAAATGGAGGAACTCAGGCTGATGTGCAGAGAGGCTTCGATCAGAGCGCTGTTATGTCAAGCTTGAATGGTATCACTGGAGCAATTTCAAATGGTTTTGCAACAGCAGAAGTTTCTCGTTGCAATGCTAACACTAATACACTTCAGTCTATCAACAGTCTTGCGATGGGTCTTCAGAATTGCTGTTGCGAAAATAGAGCAGCAACCGCTGATCTCAAGTATACGATCGCCAACGAGGCCGCAACAACAAGAGCGGCTAATGCAGCAAACACACAGGCTATTCTCGATAAGCTTTGCCAGCAGGAGCTCGATGCACTCAAGACTCAGAATGCAAATCTTCAGACACAGCTTAACATGGCTAATCTCGCGGCTTCTCAGACAGCTCAGACTGCTAGAATTCTGCAGGACAATGCGGCTCAGACACTTGCTCTTGAGCAGTATCTCAATCCTGTACCAGTTCCGGCGTATGTTGTCAAGAATCCGAATTGTTGCGCACAGAACTATTTCGGTGGTTGTGGCGTAACAGCATAAGGAGGGCCTTGCATATGGCTGAATACATTGCAAACGCCCAGACTATTGCACCAGGAGAAACTGTTGTTTTTGAATCTGCGACTCCGTGCAGACGTGGATTCGTAAGGCACAGAAATGGGTCCGGAAACTTTTTGTTAAGTGGATGGGTCCCAGCATTCCGTCCCGGATGTCCTTGTGTTAATCAAAATAGGAGTGCAGAATACCTTGTTGACTTCGGAGCAAACATTGCGATTCCGACTGGTGGAACAGTAGCTCCTATTTCCGTAGCTATTGCTTTAGACGGAACAACACTTGCCGAGAGTGTAATGACCGTTACGCCTGCCGCTGTTGAAGAATTCTTCAACGTTAGCCGAGCAGTCAATGTCGACATTTGGAGAGGCTGCTGCGAGACAGTTACGGTGCGTAACGTCAGCGATCAGCCGATCCTGCTTAATGCTGGGAACATTATCTTTAGCAGACCAGACCTGAATGTAACTTACTAGAAAGGAGAAGAGCTATATGGTTGATGATGAACTGTACAAAGTTTTAGATGAACTTGTAAAGCATGCCACCAAAGAGCTCGACAAGATTGTCAAGAAAGCTGACATGACTGTTGTCGAAGTGGATAATGCTACAAAAGCGCTTTGCCTTATCGAAAAGGCTACAAAGATTATGGATGGCGACACAGGAAGCGACATGTATTCTGAAAGGTCTTATGACTATTACATGGATCGTATGCCTATGAGCTATGAAAGAGGAAGGAGCCCCATCACAGGTCGCTACGTAAGTAGAGATGGCGGTTCTTATGCTAGAGGTGATCGTGGCTATAGTGGCCACAGCATTAATGATCGAATGATTGCGAACCTTGAATCCATGATGGACAGCGCATCTAGTGATTACGAGCGTCAGCTTGTTAAGAACGAGATCGAAAGGTTACGTAGAGAAAGGTAAACGATAGAGGAGGTCAATAGGCCTCCTCTACTTAATTTATGTATTCCAACGAGCTTTATCATCACGGTATTAAAGGTCAGCGGTGGGGCGTTAGGAGATACCAGAATTATGATGGAACCAGAACAAACGCAGGCAAACAGCGATACAACTATGATTCTGATAACAGACGCAATCAAAATGGGGGACGCCATGTTAATGGCAAAAAAGTTGCTGCGGCTTTAGCTGTCGGAGCTGTCGGAGCAGCCGCTGCGTATTATGCCGTGAAGAATCCCGAGCAGGCAAGAAAAATCGCGCAATCTGTCCTCTCGTCATCTAAAACTATCGGCATTAAGGCTCTTAAGAAAACAGGAGAAGTTTCAAAGAAAGTCGGAAAACATGTTGTTGATAGGTTGGTTAAAGCCGAGGACGCTGCAATAAATGCAGCAATCGCTTCTGTCGGCGTCATTGGTATTAGCAAAGTTAATGAGCAATATGCCGACAAAGAAGGCGACACAGAGTACGATAAGAACCGAAAGCAGATAGCAAGAGACGCATCGATAGCTGCAATTCGAGCTGCAACAAACGCTAATGGCAGTAGTGGCAGTGGGAATAAAGGCGGCAGTGTAGGCGCAGAAGTTACGTCTGCTGTCGGAGCGCCAAGCAAGAAGGGTATAGATAAAACAAGCGCACGGTATCAAGCGCTATTCAAAGATGCCAATGGCAATCAGAGACCTCAGGATACTAGATCGACAATTAAGAGTATGGCAAGTGCCGGATATGACATTGATCAGATTGAAGAGTATCTTAATAGGTTTGCCCACTCTGCATATTCTAAAAACTTTACGTATTCCGACGAGCTATACCATTATGGCATAAGACGGAAAACAATATATTTGTAAATGGAGTAATCTATGGCTTTATCGAATACAGCAACTCCTATTTATTATGGGCAATTTAGAGATAAAGTGATTCGTGGAGAAATTGCGGTCAATAAAGAGATCTCAATGGAAATGAATCGAATTGATTCTCTAATAGCGAATAGGAATATTTATTATGACGATAAGGCCATAGACGGCTTTATCAAATTTTGTGAGAAAGAATTAACTTTGACAGATGGATCGGATTTGCATTTATTGGATACTTTCAAGCTTTGGGCAGAAGAGCTATTCAGCTGGTTCTATTTCACAGAACGTAGCGTCTATCAGCCAAACGCCGATGGCCGTGGTGGCAAGTTTGTAACCAAACTCATAAAGAAGCGGCTTACAAATAAACAGTATTTGATCATCGCTCGTGGTGCTGCTAAATCTATGTATCTATCTTGCATTCAGAGCTTTATGCTGACTATGGA